TATACTATCCAATACTCCTGTCCCATGAACGGCTCTTAGGTCTCTAATGTCTTCCGCAACTTGTTTTATCTTATCTAACATAAGGTCTTCTCTTTCTTCTTTTCTTATATCAATAGGTTCTTTCTCTTTATAACCAATAATAGCCTGTATTCCGCTTGTTCCAAACGGTCTCGTTACAAAATGAAATCCTTTACTCTCCATATAACTCGGGCTCACTTGTCTAAATCTCAAATGTTCTTCCTTTTCATCAACATCGTCATATTTATATCCATTCTTAGATAACCAATTCTTAGCCTTCTTAGCGGTCCATTTAGGTTTTTTAAATAACATTGACTGTATCTTTCCTTCTTTACCAATAGGTCCTTTAGCAGTGTGATGTGGTGTAATCATTCTATAACTGTTATATAGTCTCATAATCTTAATCGTGTTATTTGATATGTGTTTCACGATTTCATTTTGTGTTTTATGATTTTATTTTTTTTACTTTACTGTATATAATAATAAATCCTTAATCCATAGTCTATAATAATATTTTAACTAATATCTTAACTAAATAACTAATTAACTAACTAATATATATTTTAGGTAATAGAAGATAATATAACTAAGTAGAATAAGAGTAAGTGATTTTATAGGAAAGTTATAAAACACAGTATAACTAATTTATTAATATTTTTAGGTAATTAGTTTTTTAGGTAATCCATAAACACTATTAATAAGGGGGTTTATTTTTAAAACAAAGGTAAAATGAGGTAAAGTATAGTCAATTGAGGTCAAAACGGGTCAAAACCATATGTGTTTAACGATTTTCATTTGTGTTTTATAATTTTATTTATATTAACTAATTTATTTTATTAAAGAAAAATAGTTAAAGAAATATCCCTACATAATATTATATAAAATGAAACATTGTTGTGATAGATGTGGAAAAGAATTTAAACAAAAATGTCATATAGATAATCATAAGAAAAGAATGAAATTATGTAAGAGTATAGAACAACAGGAATTAGAACGCTTAGATTTAGAAAGTAATAGAAGAATTGCTGAAGAAAATGAAAATAAAGCCCTTAGAAGCCTTAATGGTAAAAATGAAGAAATAATAAGACTAAATCAAAAAGTAAAAAATTTAGAAGACGAAATAAGAAAATTAAAAGAAGAAAATGAAAAATTACGAAACACGAAAAATATTAAGAAAACTTTAACACCTATAGAACTAAAGGAAGATACTGAAAGACAATTACAATTAAGGCGCGAAGCGAATAAAAAGATAGTGGATGAAGCCCCCGACGACGAATACCCGAACGAACAAGAAAAGCTTAGACACTTACAATGGCTCAATGATCTGGCGAAAGCTGAGTTAGAAAGCGATAGTGATAGTGATGACACTAAAGACAGTCTGGATTACTCAAGTGAAGAAAAACCTAAACCCCGAATCGTAAAGAAGGTCATGAAAACGAAGGTCTATAGTGATAGTGATAGTGATTAGTAAAATAATTTAATTAAAAACAAAAATTTATATATACTATATAGAAAATGGCTGACTACATCCCCCCTACACAAAATCTTCCAATATTTGATACTACTGTATTCAATGACGCGAATGACAGTTTTTTAACATATGACAAGGCGTCAAAACTTTTTTTAACATTTCCTATTGCTCAAGGTGATGAAACATTACAAAATGTAAATCTTAACGGCTCTATTACTTATGCTGGTGGAACAGTTCAAAATAGTGCTTTTACGGGTGGAACCGCTGGGACTTATACAAGTGCTAACATAACACTGGATGCGAATAGTAAAATAACTTCTATTGCTAACGGTGCCCCTACTCAATCAACTATTACATCTACTAATTCGTCTTCTACATTCTATCCTACCTTAGTAAATGGGACTGGAATTCAAACAATGTATATAGACGATGCGACAACTCCTATGACATTTCAACCCTCTACGGGGACTTTGAGTGCTAATAACATAACAATGTTAAACCCTATCTCATTCAATCCTTCTACGGGGACAAGTTCTAATATAACGGATGTTAATGGATTTACGTCAAGAATACGTGCGGTTCCATATAACTCAAGTGCTCTAACTGGTGGTCAAATTGCTATTGGATCGAGTTCTGGGACTACGGCTCAAGGTATAAATTCTGTTGCTATTGGTTCTAATGCGGGTGAAAATAATCAATCTACACAAGCTATTGCTATTGGATTACGGGCGGGTCAAGGTTCTGGAACTGCTGGTGATTTTCAAGGGTCTAATGCTATTGCTATTGGTCTAAGTGCTGGACAAAACTTTCAAAGTATTCAAACAGTCGCTATTGGTCTAAGTGCTGGTTTAACAAGTCAGGGTATTTCTTCTGTTGCGATAGGATATCTGGCTGGACAAAATACTCAATTAACTAACTCTGTTGCGATAGGACAAAATGCTGGAAATGCTAATCAAAATACTAATTCTGTTGCTATTGGTTCCGCTTCGGGAAAAACAACTCAAGGACCTGCTTGTGTTGCTATTGGTTCAAATGCGGGACAAACTTCTCAATTAGATAATTCAGTCGCTATAGGAACAAGTGCTGGTTTAACAAGTCAAAATTTAAGAGCGGTTGCTATTGGTAATCTTGCTGGTCAAAATTCTCAAAATTTAAATTCAGTTGCTATTGGTAATAGTGCTGGAAGATATACTCAAGGAACAAATTGCGTTGCTATTGGTAATAGTGCGGGTGTTGGAACAGTTGGTGGTAATTTTCAAGGAAACGGGGCGATTGCTATTGGAAATGGTGCTGGTTCTGGTTCTACAACGGGTCAAGGTGCTAATTCTATTGCGATAGGAACAAATGCTGGAAACGCTTCTCAATTAACAGGGTCAATATGTTTAAACGCCTCTGGAACCGCTATCAATCCATCTACTACTGGAACATATGTCAATCCTATTAGGGCTGGGGCTGCTGGAACGACTTTTACACCCATTCTACCCGCGAAGGTTTTATATTATGATACATCTACTTTTGAAATATTGAGAACAACATAATAATACAAATAAAAACAAATATTTATATACTCTATATACATAATGGCGTCATACCTACCTCCTAATGAAACACTACCTATTTTTGATACTACTGTCTTCGATCAAGAAGTGGCTTTAGATTATAAAACTGCTCTTACACAATTTTTGACATACCCCGTGGCTCAAGGTCAAGAAACACTACAAGCTATAACGGTTCAAGGACAAGCTGACTTCGAAAATCAAGTAAATTTTAATTATTTAAATTCTCCCCCTCATTGTTCTATACCGCCTACTGGTGCGAATGATTTATGTAATAAGGCTTATGTTGATAGTCAAGCTCCATTAACAAGTTTTCAGTTATTCTGTAATTATAGTCAAACATTCACTACGCCTACGCCTACTACCTATAAGCTATTGAGTGATGCGGAAGTTTATACGCCTACTACGCTTCCATGGACTATAAGTGCTATAGGAACTCAATATATAACTGGTTTTTTTAATTTAATAACTACTCTCAATATTGGTTCTGTCATACCGCCTGGAAACTGGACGCTCAATTGTTATGCGAATGTAAATGCTATAAGCGATCAATCACACGTGGGACTATCATATACCATTGTTGGTGTAAGCTCTTTAGGTGTTGAATCAGTATTATATACCTCATCGAGTTCTACATTAATAACTGTTGTAAGCCCGTCTATTGGTATATACCCTATGACTATAACTGTGCCTTCTACATCTATTACTGCCTATGTTGATATTGGAATAAAACTTTACATAACAAGTAATGTTGGTGCTACGAGAACTGGAAATATTTATTTTCAAAATACAAGTTCTTATACAAGCTTACTTACAAGTTTTAGTGTTCTGGCTCCTGCTACAATCGTAAGTTCTAATAACGTGTGGACGGGGACAAATTCGTTTAATAATCAATTGGACATGGGTGCGAGTGGTTCGAATACACTTACGTTTAATGGGACAAGTGGAAATATTAATTCTTCGAGTGGGACTATGAATATAAAAACAAATAATGTAAATGCTATGACTATAAACAGTTCTCAAATAGTATCATTTAACAATGCCCCGTCTATGTCCGGTGCGTCTATATCTAATGGAACTATACCTCTTTTAAGTGTTGTTGGAACCGCGTGTGATATATCTACAAGTCAAACTGTTGGTGGAACTAAGACATTCTCTACTCCTCCTGTTATGTCTGGTGCCTCTATAACAAGTGGAACTATACCTATATTAAGTGTTGTTGGAACTGCGTGTGATTTAACGACAAGTCAAACTATTGGTGGAACGAAGACATTTTCTAATGCCCCGACAATGTCTGGAACTGGTATAACTGGTGGAATACCTATTACGAGTGTTGTTGGAACTGCTATGGACTTAACGACCGATCAAAATGTAAGTGGTAATAAAACTTATTTTGGACGTATTATTTTACAAGGTTCAACTCAATTAAATATTGGGACCATATTACAAACCGCTGGACAACCTAGTTCGAGAATTTTACAACAAACATCATTTACAGTTTTTACTAATAATTATACATCTGGGGTTATGAATTTTACTACTCACGATGGTTCAAATAATCCTTCAGTTCCATTCAGTATTTCGAGTGCTCTAACTGCCCTAAATGCTATTAATAATACTGCCCCTACGGCGTCTCCTGGTAACAATACGACTACTATTGCTACTACGGCTTTTGTAACGAATGCTGTTTCTGGATCTGTTGGGACTGCGTCAAACGTTAATGTTGTAAATCAAACCGCGACGGCTGGATCTTTTAATGTTGGTATTCTTCAAGGCGTGTCTGGTGCTCTACCTGTTGGTGCTTCTTCTGGACTTACTTATAATAATACATTAGGGACACTGACCTGTAATAATTTTAATGGGACTGCTTATACTGCTCTTGCGTGTTCTGGTAATAGTGCTACGGCTTCTTCGTGTTCTGGTAATAGTGTTACGGCTACGACGGCGACTAAAGTTTCATTAACAACAGACAATACAAGTGGTTCATATTTAATACCATTTTCAAAAGCTTTGACTACAAGTGAGACACTATATGCCGATAATTCGACAACATCATTGACATACAATCCATTCAATTCAAATCTGGCTTGTTCTACTTTTACTGGAAATGTATTTGGTAATGCTTCTACCGCTACGAATGCTGTTAATCAAACAAACGGTGTGCCTATACCTGCTATGTATTTCTTTTATGATGGTATTTTTGGTGGTGGATCGAGTGAAAGCGGAACTCATACTTTTACTGCCCTACCCGATACGAACTATATGGTATTTACAAGTTTTTATTATGGATATAGTGGAAGTGGTGGAACATATAATGCTACGGCTTCATCAAGTGCGGTTAATACCGTCATTATTACTTCTATAACTACAACATCATTTGGATGGACATTTGCTCGTGGTTCTGGAAATAATCTGGCTGTATATTTGGTTCATCAACTTATTCGAAGCCCGAGTCTTAACTTCCCGAAAAGTTATTAAATTTAAAGGACTGGTTCTATATTACTTATATAATGTTAAGTGAAGTATTCTGGATTGCGTTTCTTTCTACGGCGAGTGGTGTTCTTATAAAACTTGCTTCGATGTGCTATAAATCAAAATGTAAAGAAATAAAATTATGCGGTGGAAGAATTCAATGTATTAGAGATATTGAAGCTGAAGAAAAATTTGATGAAATTGAGATGAATAGAACGCCCGAAAGCCCTAAATGAATATACAATTAAAGGAATGACTATATATACATCTATTACATAACATTCTTAACAATGGAATATACAAAAGCTAAAACCATAATCGAACATGCCCTTAAGTTTATACCTAAGATAAAATTTAAACAAGAATTTGTCAATCGATCATTAATAGACGAACTGGATATAAAATGTGAAGACAAAATAACAAATGTTCTATACCTTATCGACGAGTTATATGACAATGAAATAGTTTTTATAAAACCCGACACGATTCGTATAAAGATCTATACAGACTGGGGGACACTAATATTTAATTTAATTAAGGATTAATATTTATATACTCTATATAGAAATGAAGAAGACTACTAAACAAACTAAGGGCGATATCGTTAATTTTTATGAGAAAATACCTAAGAAATATCTGGATGAAAGCGAGAACCATAATTTTGACAGTCATCATATTAAACTGCCTTTTCGAATGTGCGTGGTGGCTCCGTCTGGAAGTGGAAAGACGAATTTTATTCTAAACCTACTAAAAGTTTTTGGACAAGGTAAGGGGACATTCGTGGATGTAAATATCATTACTGCTAATAAGGACGAACCGTTATACAATTATCTGGCTGGTGAATTCGAGGCTATAAGTATTAAGGAAGGGGTTCATTCTACGCCTAAGCTGGATAGTTTTGATAAAAAGTTCAATCACTTAGTTATCTGGGACGACTTAGTTTTGAGTAAGAACTTAGATATGGTGGAACAGTTTTTCTTAAGATGCCGTAAGTTAAATGTTTCTGTCTGTTTTCTTAGTCAAGACTATTACTGTATTCCTAAGTTTATAAGGAAGAATTCGAATTACTTAGTTATCTTACATCTGGGCGGTTCTAAGCGTGAAAAAACGGCTATTATGAACGAGTGGGGTTCTGGACTGGATAAAGACGAACTGGATGCCGTGTATCAAGACGCGACGAAGGAACATATGAGACCGCTTATCATTGAGGGTGGTAAGTGCGATATAAATAAAAAATTTCGTAAGGGATGGAATGACTTTTATAATATGCCTGAGTTTTTAAAAAATATACCAAGAACCGATAGTAAAGGTTTAAGGAAGAAAAAAAAGAAAGTGGAAAGCGATAGTGAAAGTGATAGTGATTAAGATGCCCCTGTGGTGTCATTTATGACGTTTTAACATAAGTATCGAACTGCCGTGCTGACGAGCCCATGTCCTTAAAGGTTTTATCGACATCTTTTATTACATCGTTATTTACGGCGAATTTGTCTGTGAGGTAAGTTTTTCTCATTGAATTGACACCTACGTGGTTATTAGAAAATATTTTATTTAGTCTCTGGTTTAGTTTTACATTTGTTAATTTCTGTTTCTTACTATCGAATAATAAATAGTCTGTGGGGTTAATACTAATCCATTTCTTTAATATGACGGCTAAAGGTTTAGGAATATCAACTGTCTGTAATCCGTAAGTCTTAGATGTCTTGTAAGAATTAAAATTTAACTTGGAACCCTTTATAAAATTGTCTGTATCACTATTAATATTTTTAATTTTAAAATCAACATAATCTTTAGAACGCCGAGGAGGAATATATATACCGCCTAACAAACATAAAATAATAAATAATTGGATTTCTTGTAAGTCATCCATACTCAAATCTTTTTTCTTATACAAATATTTACTATTGTCTAAATATTTTATAAACAGTTTCGAAATATCTTCTTTTTCAATCCAATTGTCTTTCTGTTTTTCTGTTTTTTCTTGTTTCCCGATTTCTTTATTATAATCCGTTATGTCTTCTAACATTTTCTTTCTGTATATATCATTGTCTGTAATAACAAATAGGGCTGACAGTATAGTCTTACGGGTTGTTATTGGTTTTTCATCTAAGGCTTTCAATATTTCTTTTGTTTTATCAAAATCTTTAATGTCTATATCTATATCGCCGAATGAAGCCTTATGAATACTTTTCAAAATACTTTTATAGGTTGCTATAGACGACTTAGACAAATTAGGTCTATTTTCAATAATTATTTCTTCTATCTTATTCATTATAACAGTTAAGTATTAACTTTCTTTTAAATTATTTATTATGTTTATTAATTATTATTATTTTTAGAAAAGTAAAAAATAAATAAATTACAAAACACAAAATAAAAATCGTTAAACACAAAAAACTATATACATCATATAGAATGAAAGGAGGAGCTATTACGACTAAGAGAGAGAAGCGAGACGCTATCGATAAGACTTATAATAAAATCGAATTGAGGGATGTTTTACTTACTAATGACGACAAGACAATGAAACGGACCGAAATAAGAAATTTAACAAAAGAACAAATGTTAGATATTATTATTGAGAGAAACTTATTACAACCAAGGAAGACAGACGAAGAAAAAATTATTAAGGACAAATATACAGTAGAGGAGCTAAAGAAAGAGGTTAAGGAACATGCCGAGGCTTGTAAATGCGGGGCTGACAAAATTAAAGAACTTATGAAATTGAAAAAACCCGAACTTATTAAATATATTAAAGACAATGAAGTTTTTGAGGAAGACAAGGAAGAGAAGGAACGATTAGAGGCTGTTAAACAGGAAAAGCGAGAGAAAGCCGTTAAGAAGGAAGAAGACAGAGAAAAACTTAATAAACAGGCTGAAGAACAACACGCACTTAGAAAAGCCAATAAAGCTAATCCAGAAGAGGAAGAGAAAGAAAGTGAATGCTGTAGGCTATGTAGGGAAGAGAAAGAGGCTAAGGCTAAGAGAGCCGAAGAACCTAAAGAAGAACAGAAAAAACCTAAAATATTAAAAACTAAAAAACAGAATATTATACATTTAGAAACCCTTGAGAGTAGTGAGGATGAAGATACAAAAAGTTTTAGAAAGGCTATGAAGGCTAAACGCGAATCCGAAAAACCAGTTAAGGTAGTGGTCCAAGAAAAAATTGAAAAAAAACCAAGTTGGGCCATTCGACAGGAAACGGAGCCTAAAGAGGAGAAAAAACCTAAGAAAAGCCAACATAAGATCGACTTAGAGGCACAATTAGAGGTAGTTGATAAATTTGAAAAAAAAGTAAAAAAATTAGAAGAAAAGAAAAATACTAAATTAAGCCCTTTACAACCTATGGCTAATTTGAAACCAGAAGGACAGGCTATATTAAGTAAGTATGGGGCTAAGATAACTGAAGCCAGAAAGGACCTAAGGAAGGCGGTAGATGACTATGAGGAATTACAACAAAAACATCCTTATTAAGACTATAAAACTATATACCTATATACATAATGAATTTTCATGACCTTATAGACCATATGTATGGAAGAATACAGGGCAGAGGACCAGGGGAAAAACAGAAAAAAATATTAAAATATAAAACACCTTCTATAGTCGAAACAATACCTTTAGTAGAGCCGACATTTAATAAAACGGAAGAAGAAATAAATGAAATATTACATAATCCACCGACAGAGACTTTTGGATTTAAAAAAAATATAGTTGAAAAAGAAAAGGAATATAACAGATGGGTTGATTTTGTAAATGATGAAAAAGAAGAAATTGAAAAAACAGAAAAAAAAATAAAAGAAGAGGAGAAAGCCGAAGACGATATTAAAAAGAAAAAGAAATTACTGAGCCTTAAAAAAAAATTGGAAGACGCTAAAGAAGAATTGGAAGATACGAGACAGACAAGAAAAGAAAAAAAGAAAGAGTATTTAAAATATGTCGAAGACGTCAAGCCATTGAAAAAACAAGTAAAGAGCCTTGTTGGGGATTTATTAAAAAAATCCGTAGTCAATGTTGATATAAAAATTAAAGAGGATAAAGAAAAGGCGAGAATTAGGGCTGAGAAAGAGGAGAAAAAAAGAACCGAAGCTTTATTAAAGAGACAGGATTTTTTTGAAAGAAATAGAAAATATATAGAAGACCCTATGGCGAGTGTTAGACTTATTTATAATAAAGTAGGAAAAGAATGGGTTTTTGATTTGGATAAATTTAAATCATTACTTGCTAAATATAGAAAATTATATAATTGTGGAAATGGGATTGCTTTTGAACATTTGTTAGAAAATGAATTAGTTGGTTTAGTTATTTTATTAACAGGCTGTAAGGGCTATGTTATGAGTAATAGTGATAATCCTAAGATTGCTGATAATATTGCGTTCATTGGAGGAATTAAATTTAATCTTAGGGATCTTGCTGTTTTTGACTTGGACCAGGAAGCCGACGATGATGGAAATATAGGAAGTGCTATAGAGGCTAAATGTTATATAAAGACACAGACAGAAGACGGGATTGATAGTGATGGAACAGAAATAAAAGACGGAAAACTTTTGAAAGGACCATATATACAAGAAGTTAAAATAGAAGGTAATAAAGGGTTCGTGCCATATTATATTCCAGTAGGAGACGAATTATTATTATACAATGTTTGGTATGAGGGCGGAGGAAATGTTGGGTGGGTAAATAGTCAAAATTTCAAAAGAACTTTTATGATATATGCTTTAAACGATGGAATATTTTTTATAGACCCCACGGATATAACGGATAGAAAAATAAGAGACAAGCATGGGATGAGGGGAGAACAATTGAGTTCTTTGATACCAGAAAAGGGAAAAAAATATTTAAAAAAAATAAAAAATAAGGGAAAAACAGATACAGAAAACGTATTGCCGATAGAAGGAAAAATTGAAAATATTAAAAAAGTTTTTTCTAAAGACAAGAAGAAATAAATTTATTAAGGAAATAAAATTATATACATTATATATAATGGGAAAATTAAAACCTGCTATGGGTCATATGACAGATAAAGAAGCGAACGCCAGAATTGACGCTTCTTTTAAAAGTGAATATGCCAGTGAAATAGAAAAAGTTAAAAAGAAAGCGGGACGACCTAAGAAAATCATTATGGAGAGTTCATCCAGTGAAAGCGAGGAAGAGAAGCCGAAACCTAAAAAGAAAGTGGGGCGACCTAAGAAAGTTGTTGAAAGTTCGTCCAGTGAGAGCGAGGAAGAGAAGCCTAAGAAGAAACCAGTTGGACGCCCTAAAAAGTGTTCGTGTGGAAGTGGATTGGACGTGGAACCCGCTTATAAAAAATTCTTCCAGGCTTTAAAGGCTAATACAACATTAAAATAAGATAAGGTTAATTCTATACACTATATATATAAATGGGTTATGAAAAACATAAAAAGAAGAAAACGACCAAGGCTGTAATATATGACGGACTGAATGACGGACAGTTATATGGCAAGGTTATAAAAATATTAGGCTGTATGCGATATACTATACTGTGTAATGATGGTATTGAAAGGCTTGGAAAAACTTGTAATAAAATGAATAGGATAAAGGATAAGCGAATGGTTGTTGATGAATATGTCATCGTGTCTATGAGAGAGTGTGATACTAAGGATAAGAAGTGCGACATATTGGGATACGCTGACCCGCCGAAGGATGTTATTAAGTCTTGGGGTAAGAAAGAAGAGTTTGAGGACGATACATTTTTCATGACCGATAAGCCTATAGTGGAAGAAGGAGCCGACGAAGAATTTAATATTGACGATATATAAATTAACTTAAGAATAATTCTATACACTATATATATAATAATGGATGTGGATAATATTTTTACTGACGCTGATTTTGATATTTTTCTCGATAATTATGGAGACGATGATGATAACACTGAATGTTGTGTCTGTGGTGAGGAAAACGAAACTGAAACGACCCCTACGCCAATTACTACGACCTTTACGGAAGAAGACCAGACTTACATAAGACAGGTTAAAGAAATCGTGAGTATGTATAAGGACCTATTAGGATTCGTGAATAATTGTGCTAAAGGAATGGTGGAAACCAGATTTTGTTATATTCGTTCTAAGAAATATGTTAGATATCTATTGCTGACAGAAATAAGAAATATTATTGATGATAAACATTTTATTAAACAGAAGTATATAGATAGATACTATCAAATAAAAAGTATATACTTTAAATATGAACGGGATGAAGAATGAGTATGTGTTTAAGGATTTTATTTTGTGTTTTATAATTTTATATTTTTTTACTTTTATTATTTTATAAATAATTTAAGAATATTATTTTACTTACTATATATAATGACAGAACCTATGGTAAAATGTCCTTGGTGTAAGGTATATATAATTATCGAAGCCATCAACTGTGCAATTTTTCGATGTGGTATATTGAAAGAAAACGGATACCAGATTAATCCTCACACGCCGAGAGAAGAATGTGAAAGACTAAAGACAGAAGACCTCATTTATGGATGCGGGGGACCCTTTAGAATTACTCAAATAAACGGTATTTATGAAACTGAAATTTGTGAATTCATTTAAAATATATAAATAAATAATAAATAAAAACAATTAAGAATATGACCTTACATAATAATATAAAATGGATGCCCTTACAAATGACGTCATAGAACATTATAAATCTTCCTTATCGAGAGCCTTTACAAGTTCCAGGTTAGATCACGAGAAAATTGAAAAACTATTAGAAGAGAATAAGAAATTGATAAAAGAGAACGAACATTTGATGAGACATATAGAAATGTTATCATATGTCATCAATCCAGACCGTAAGGACACTTAGATATAGACAAACAGGGGCGATTAAACGAAAGTTAAGCCTTAATTATCATATAAACCCTTTTTTTTACATAATACTATTAATTAAAAATTTTTAATTAAGTCAATATTGATATAAAGTTAAGCCTTAAGTATAATTTTAAGCCCCCGTTTCATAAAAAACAATTAATTTAAGTATATTTATTTATATAATGTATATAATGGAAGAATATGATATAACCCCTTACAGTTTTCATAAAGCCTCCATGCTCGGGGTGATAATAAAACCAAGCGTAAAGCGTAATTACAAATTGGATGTGTTTAGTGAAAAAGATAATAAATATATTACATCCGTTGGTGATAGAAGGTATATGGATTATCCGTCATATTATAAAAGTGAAGGGCATGAATATGCCGAGAATAGAAGAAGGCTTTATATGATAAGACATAAAAAGGATTTAGAAAAAATAGGTTCAAGGGGTTTTTATGCCTTTAAACTATTATGGTGAAAATGTGTTTTGTAATTTTTTTTTGTGTTTTGTAATTTATTATATTTATGAATTTCTTAAAAGTATATAATTATATAAAAGTATAAAAGTATAAAGTTCTTTAAGGTCTATGAGTTCATAATTTTTATATTTAATACATATAGTCCCTTTCCAGTATATAATCGTATAGTCATAATTATAGTCAGTAATAATTCTCATTCCAGTCGACGTAATACAAGTAATATTTAATCCCTTGTTATCAAAAAAAGTATTGTCCTCTAACATTATATATATACAGTAAATTTATATTCCTAATTTATTTTTTATATAATCAGTTTTATCAGGAACAGAAATAAGTTTATATTTTTCGTTAGGATGTATTTTTACTAAAAACATTTCCTTAATAATAATTCCATAATTTCTTTCTAATAATAATTTATAAAAACTTTGTTGTAAGGTATATATCCAGAAATTAGTATTAATGACTTTATCCTTTACTCTTGGAAGACATATTTTTTGTGCCCTCTTCCAGTCATATATAGTATATGTCCCGTCAGTATTTTTACCTAACATATCCAGTGTCCCTGCAATTTTTAACTCTTCATCATATAGTCTCCATTCCACTCTATAAGGTTGTATCATTGGATTTTCTTTTACGAAATTTAGAAAGTTTAACCAGTCCTCTCCTCTATCTTCAGTATAGTCATAACAATGTGTATCGTATAGATCCTTATTATATAAAAACTCATTCTCGTTTAAATAAAATTCTTCAATTTGTTTATGTATCTTAGTTCCAGCCTCACTCGCCTCTCTTGCCTTTACTTTCCATAAATGTTTTATCTCCTCTCGTGTCATACACCAATATTTATGTCCTTCGACAAATAACGAACTGTTTAACATTGTATTCAATACTTTGTCTTCGTTGAAAGGTTCGAACTGTTCGCTTACCCATACACTAACGGATTTAAATTTTACATCGCTCCCCTCTATACAATATCTATGTGTTGTCTCGTCCATTTTAAGTCTGTCATCTCTCTCGTGTTTATTCTTAATGTTTAACATTCTGTGTTTATATATATATTGTATAAAAATTAATTCTTAACTATAATATTATAATCTAAAATTTAAATATGTCTCGACGGGTGTAATTCCTATTCGTTTATTTCTTTTTATTTGACTTCTTCTTTCCTCTCTATATTCTATAGTCTCACTCCTTATCATTCCAAGAAATAATTTAGAAATATGTTTCATTAAAGGATCGACATCTATATTATATTGTCTCATACTCAATAGGCTTTCATAAAGTTCTCTCTTACATCTCATCAGTTCTTTCATTACTTTCGAATGACGCTTTATATGTCTAAAATAATACTTACTCGGGGGCTTAGTCCTAACAGGATCTTTTGTCTTTTCGATTTTCTCGTCAGTTTCAATTTCTTCTATTAGAACCATTTGTTTATATACCTTACATAAAATTTTACCTTTAATTTATTTATTTAAAAAATTAAAAATATTAAAAAATGGTTTAAGGGGATTACCTTAAGAATTTTACAAAACTCTTTATTGACTATAGTTAGGGGTCTAAAGGCGTTTTTTACCTATCTTTTTATCGATTACAATAGTCAATACGGTCTCATCGGGGGTATCTTTACTTTTTTTACTTTTTTTTACCTTTTTTATTTTTTCTATTTTTACCTCTTCCACTATCGGTTCAGGTTCAATAAGTTCAATAGGTTCAGCTTGTTTAAATTCCTCGATGATTTCTTCAATGACAGGTTTCTTTTCCAGTTCGCCTAAACGTCCATCCAATAAGTCCATAATTATTTTCTTACTTTCTTTAGCCGTCTTAGGCTTCCGCTTTTTTTCCTTTACCTTCTCGGCTTCGTCGGCGTGATTGTTCTTCTCAATAATAGGTTCTATTTTAGGTTCTTTTTTCTTTCTTTCCTTCTTAACCTTAACGGGTTTAACTTCTTCAATAACTTCTGTCAATGGTTCATTAAGTTCTTCCTTGATTATTTTTTTATATTCCTTTTTTCTTAAATAATATTCTTTAGCCTTCTGTCGCTTATATAATAAAAATTCGGGGTCCTTTTCCTTTCTCATTTGATAATAAACTTTTCGTTGTAGATTTACTTTTTCTTTATTTGTATGTCTATATTTTTGAGTAGCACGTTTTTGAGCTTCAGTGTAGCTTGAATATTTAATCTCGGGTTCAGTCATATCGTCAATGATTATATATATACAGTAATCCTTAATTCATTTCATTATTCTAATATCGCAAGGTATTCTGTCGCCTTTAAATCCATCAATACCCTTTCCAGTATCTTCGCTTGAAATACTGTCTATAGGTTTATATACGTCAATACTTTCTCTTTTATCAGGATCTTCGCTTCTAAAAAAATGTTTTAAAATAAATTCATTTTTCTTAAAATCCACGGATTTATTTAGGTCATCGAACATTTCCATAAAGTCGCTTACATCGGTATAAAAATCATTCGTCCTATACTTAGACGCGTTTATATAATGAGCCATAGCCAGACAGTAAAACCCACAGGCATTATTCATAAGTGATTGAATATCTTTTTCAGTGTGAGGCACAGCTTTAACATTAGCAGTAGTCATAATAGTTTTTTTAACAATTTCGGGGGCGGGTTGTCCGTAAGGGTCAAAGAATATAGGTTCCATTTTTCCATTGTCATATTTTCTAACTTGAGCCATAACCCAATGACTTCCATCATTTTCGTTCCCGTCTTCGTCCAAACTATCTTCCATATTGATAATATATACCTTATTAGTTTCTAACTTTCTCGGTAGTTCGTCCTTAAAAAATACACCACCCATAGGTATATTCATCCGCTTAGCCATATTCATAAGTTGAGTATCTGTAAGAGCCATTCTGTAAGTATATTATTATATAATAATATAATCTTAAGTAAAAAATTTTAATTTGTAATTTCTTTAGTGTTAATATAATCCACGTCCAGCGTATAGTCCCATCCCGTGTCCGTGATCCATTTGAGGATGAAAAAACTGTTGATATTGAGGAGGTAGAAAATGTTGCATTTGAAAGTTAGCCCCATAAGGTTGAGACGCCATCGCAGGGCTTCCATATGGTCCGTGTTGAACTATAGCCCCACCACCACGACCAATAGAGCCCATTTCTCGCCTTGTTCCATTCATAATACCAAAACCACGTCCATGATGTCTAAAAAATCCATCACCAATCATAGTATCTTCGGTCTCGCCCATAGGAGGAGCACTATAGCGTCTTGAAATTTGATCCGCAATTAACTTTCCAGCCATATCGCCCATCTCGGCACGTCCAAGTCCAGCACTCAAATTGTATCCAGAATTAGTTCCCAGTTCTTTATTCAAATAGTCGTACGCGTGTTGTTTAGCATACTGTCCCGCCATATTTGTCATCCCTTTAGTAGTCAAACCAGATGTAGAGGAGGGGGCACTTTTACCGTGTCTATAATCTTGAATATGTTTTTCGTAGTCTTTAATTCTCGGGGCAGTCATTCCATATTGTCCAGCCAGTTCGTCAGCACCAGACTGTAAAAAGTCAATACCCCTATTTTTCAATTCTCGTCTTCCTTTCTTACCTTGTAATGATGACGGGTCATTCATATAGTCATTACCCAATTTAACTAACGGGTCAGTCAGTTGAGTAGGCACACCATAAGCATTCGCCATCGTTCCAGCCATAGTTAGTCCTTCTTGAGCAAGGGGCTTAAGAACTTGTCCTATAGGGTTTAATACTTTCATAAGTCCTTTATGTTTTCTATCAAATTTCTTTCCAAAAATACTTCCACCAGTCATACCCATAGGTAGTTCTTCAAAAGCTTTAGCATTAGCATTAGCACTTAATTCTTGTTCCGTTAAACTCGTATCAATTCCTTTATCTCTTCCAAAAGTTCTTGACATTAGACGATATCTCTCGGGATGAACTAATAAACAAAAACCAGTTCCTTTTTTCAATCTTACTTTCATTCCTTTTACTAATTTTCTTATTTGAAGCGGTGAGGCTTGAATTCCAATAGGCGTATATTGATCCATTCTATTATATTATTAGATAATGACATTTTTTTAAATATATTTCTTTTTAACTAATTATTAAGTGTTTTAAACTCTCGCACCAGTCATAGCATCAATCTTAATTTCCATTCCATATTCCACGAAAACAAAAAGATCCAAAGCACGTCCAGATTGATTAGTTCCAAGAATTTGAACGGATTTAGGCACTGTCTCTTCCACGGGGAGCATTCGTTCCACATTAACATAGTAGTAGCAATATTCCATATCGAATTCCTTTCTTCCAACTAAACCACTTGTCAGACCATCCGTGAGCCCACCATTGACAGAATGTTGTCCGTATAACTGATTGTTGAACTGTTCGAAAGAATATTTTTCAACATTGTATATAGCGTTTTGTCCGCTTATTTGAATATTGAAATTCGAAAATAAACATAACGGGCTTGTAGGTCCAGTTCCAGCAGGATCAAATGGAGACTGATAAACAGGAATACCGTTAGTAAAACCAGTATTTTGATTAATAGAAGCACCGCCCCACCAAGGAGCTTGAGTAGTGGTAGACTGAACCCCACCGACAGAATAGTAAGGAAGGATTAGAACAGATTTAATATTCGCAATACCGTTAGTTACTAAATTATTGAACTGTCCGCCAGAAGTAATATTCAAAACTTGATACTGATAAATGTCCGTATATTTGATAACTTTAACAGGAGACGATAGATATGAGCTTTCGAACGGAGGATTGAAGGTATAAGCAGGGATGTATAAATAAACAGACTTACTTAATGGACCTTGTAAAATACCAGCAAGAGAAGTGAGAGAAGAATTCAAACATACGGCACCGACAGATACATTTAATGTATATTGTAAATATCCAGAACTCGTAGCAGTCAATGTTCCTTGGATTGGAAACAAACTATAAGAACCAGTAGTAGATGTAGTAGCAGAAGCAAGACCAGGGGCAGAACAAATGGAACCAGAAACCATAATAGGATTAATACCGCCAGAAGGAACAGATACTGACGTACAGGCCATAGAAATAGGAACAGTGGAACCAGAACCATTACAATATGAGGCACAGGCAATAACAGTAGAGGCATTATTCAAATTCATTGTCATTTTCATGAAAACACCTTTTAACAATGGAACCATATTGAAAAATGAATGTAATTGTTTTAAATAGACAGTAGCCATAACAGATGTCTGTTGTAGAATAGCAGTCTTGTTAAAAATAAAACTTTTCCAAATTTGTCCCATAACAGACTGACTATTAGTATTGATAGCAAATTGTCCAGCAAATAGACTTCCATAAGGTTGAGGGTCCGTAGCATTGATAGATGTGGGGGCAATATTATATGTAGCACCGGGAATAGAACCTTTCAAGCCAGAAATACCGTCCAAATCAAAATTGATATTTTGTATTCTTCTAATATATCCAGGATTTCCACTAGCACTATTGAAAGTCGAATACTGACTCGTTTCCAAAAGATCACCAGTGGTCCCAAAACCACCAAAAGTAGTATTATTACATACACCAGTTCCATTTCTAAATCCAGGGGCTTGATCGACGGTAGCGGACGGAAGATAGTTCCATTCCCAAGAAGAACTGTCATCAGGATAGAACCCAATAACATCACCTTGAGTGAGTAAATCACCATAACTTAAGCTTGTCATCAATTTGAAAGAATTCCACATATTACTCAAAGGCGTCTGTTGAATAATAGTTGTTCCGTTATAATCCAGAGTAAAAGAATGGATCATCGAACCGAACCAATTTTTAAGCCCATAAGCGTAGTCAATAGATCTTGTAGGACCAAAAACAGGAGCAGTGGGAGAAACACCCGCACCAGCAATACCATACAAACCACCAGTATTACCAATAGTTAATGTCAGGGGCATAAGCAGGTAGGCTTCGCGATAATTCATCCATTTATTACTATTACTTAACTGACTTGTGTCGAGTATAGATTGATTGTTATTGTAATTTTGATTTTGATTGTCTAATATGTTAAGCCAGTCCTTTCTTACGAAGACTTGAGGGCTTCCTTCAATTTCTTGAGCCAGATCGAATACTAATTTGTCGCACATTCTATAAGATACTTATATTACTTTCTTTTTAAATCTTTTTTTTTATTTATTCTTATTTTCTTTAACTGTTTTTACATATTCATAACAATGTTCTTTCTTACGGCACTTTGAGGAGCAATAGATAGCTTACTTAACTTAGAACTCAATGATCCTAATCCAGATCCAGTTCTTCTTTTATATGGATCAATTCCAGTAGTCCTAATATAGTCATCCATATCACTATATGAGCTTCCAGCCCCACCACCAGCAGTTCTAAGTAATACGGAGCCATTCCCAGTTCCCCGCATTGTCGAATTATGAGAATGTAGAGTAGCGTTTGAATACGGTAGTTTTACGAATCGTGTTGAATAATGAACCATCTTATATAATAGGTATATATTATCTTATCTTAAAATCCTTTTAATTTTTCTTTGATTATTAAGTTCCTATATTTCAAAACATTCTTAGTTAGGCTTTCCATTACTAAAAGTTTAGAGTGTATATCTTTTTCTTTAGTCAATTCCTTATCATTCTTAAGTTCCAATAATAACTTATTCCTTTCCGTTTGAAAACTTTCAAATAAGTTATTTAAATACTGTTCGTCTATACTATTCATTACTTACTATATATACTTCTTATATTAATTTATATTTAAATAAATTTATATTTTAAAAAAAAGAAAAATTATGAAACACAAAAATATTTTATGAAACACATTTATTTTGAACCCAATGAATTTTCATCCTTATCACGAATAGTAAGTAAGAAGGTCATATTCGGGTCTTGTATTACCAACGGTCGTAAGTCATTACCTAACAGAGACAGTCTTAATTCATTATATGTCCCTTCTATCATTTTACACCACATAAAATTAGGAGGCACTTGAAATACTTGTTGTCCCACCGCAACATTCGGGTTTAACGAATAAATAACAGAACTCGGTTGAGTATATGGATTATTAATTCCACTCAATGAAAATATGACACTATTATTAGGTTGAACTTGAGGGGCAGTAGTAGATATATACGAAATGGTCCCAGTCGTTTGATCCTTAGAAACATATTGTGTAGTAGCAGGATTACCAACAGGATTACCAATATTATCAAAACTTGAAAATCCCGCAACAAAACCAATAATAATATTTAAACTCGCGGGTATAGTGACAACAGTATTTTGAATAGTCCCAGGCCACCCAGGAAACCCAACAGGTATAGCACCCCCAACAGGCGTAGAAGTAGGTATTAAATAAGTATTCAATTGAACGGCATATCTAACAGGATTTAAAATCATTTCGAAAGGGTAGTAATTTACAGTCCCCGCGGTATTAGTCCAATAGGTCTTGTTCGCCAGACAGTTATATTGAATAAGATTATTTAAATCGTTAATTTCGTAAAGTCCGTCAGGTATAGTAATAGTGTAAGTGGTTATAGACGATCCAACAGTCCAAGTATAAGTAAAATAATTATTATTATATATGGTCGCAATATTGAACCAAGAATAATACATTGAAATTTCACTAACCGCGATATACTTGTCCTTAAGATTTACACTGTTAGGAAACTTATATACCAATTTGTTATTTTGTCCGTCAGGAACGATGTTCGTTTGATTGAATACTATGATAAACATTTTCTATATACTATACAATAACTTTATTTTCTTAAATTCTTTATTTATTTAAAATCTTCTCATATGTTTAGGCATCATAATTCTGTCAGTATGTTCGCAGGTAGTGTGAATACCGCGTCCTTGTAAATCTTTAACTTTTTGTAAAATTGTAGAATTATGAAAAAATTTCTTTAATCCACTCCCCGTCCTAATATTAAGATTACTCGGCACTTGTGATCCACCGTAAAAAAAAGGCGGTAGGTGTGTGTCCCCAGTCATCTGTGGTAGAATAGAATTAGGGTGTAAAACCTTGTCCCAATATTGATATGTTCCGCTCGTACTCATCTTATATATGATAGTATAAATATTTGTCTTTAAACTTGTTAATATCCAAGGTCCAATAAATCGCTTAGAATTTCATTAACTTGTTGTTTAGGCAATGTTCCCGCTTTTGAAAATTTTAATATTAATCCTTTAAACTTTCTAATCATATCCTTATTATCATTACCCGCCATAATCTCACCCTTCATAACTTCGAATTCGTGTAAGTCTTTTTCTTCCTTATCCTTAGACGGTGTAGGTATATTTATTTTTTCCAAGATATTTGATTTTTTAGATATATCGTGTAAATACCTTCTCTCTTCTTCTGTCAGTTTATTCATTTCATCAAAAGAAGGTATAGCTCCTCCAATTATTTTTTTAATAATATTTATAACTTTAGGATTAGTTTTAGTAGAAGGCATTCCCGTAATATTTAACCCTTTACCCGTTCGTATAGATACTTTATTATCCATCAAATGGTCGTTCCTAATTAAATATTTACCAAATTTTGAAAATCTAAAGTCTGGTTGAATTCCTTTCTGTGTGTCGATATGACTTTCAATATTCTGTTTAAATCCCGTTCCCTTAGGTCTCCCTCTTCTTTTTCCAATTCCCTCGCCTTGTAATCCATTAAACGTAGCCCTATCGATTTTTTGTAATAATGACATATCAAATCCTTGTTTCTCTAAAGCGTCATTACTTCTTCCAATGGCAAGGTCTTGTGATCTCTGTAGCAGTTGTGGTGATTTTATATCGGGTTCGTTAAATTTCTTATGATAGTGTCTAAACATATCCATTCTTTCTTCCAATAGCCTCTGTATTTTATTATCTGTCGTGTGTCCCAATTCTTTCATTTCTCCCTTGTCTGTGGATCTATCCCCCTTCCTCGTAGGCGTAGGCGTATCTTGTGGCGGTGGAAGGGCATGGTGGTCCGTATGTCCGCCTTTTAGTTTAGATCTTATTATAGCCTCAACTCTCATTTGTTTCGCTTTTTCATCTTTTTCATATTTTTGTAAATATCTCAAATGGTCTTCTAATTGTGGTCTCGTTAGTGTATATAACCATTCTTCTTCTTGATCTTCGTTTAGTCCTGGTGGCGGGGCTCCAAATATTTTAGTTTCTTTTTCTGGTCCTCTTACTGGCTTAGTAGAACCCATTTTAGTTGATGAAAACATATCGTCTGGTTGTCCTGGTTTTCCAATATATGTTTTTGACGGTTTTTCAAATTTTTCCGCTGGTCCCGCCTGTGATGTGTCTGGTTGGAATAAAGGATTGGCGTAACCGACTTGTGGAAGATTTTGTAAAAATGGTGGAACCATATAACCTGAACTCGGGGCACTTGTTGAACTTGGTACACTTGGAATACTTAAAGCATCAAATCTCGCCTGTAAAGCATCTAAAATTGAATTTCTCTGTGGCGGTGATATGGATGAAGACGATGGATTATTCAAAGCGTCCAATCTCGCCCGTAAATCGACAATGGCTGGATCATCTGGAACTTGTCCCGCTGGTCCTAAAGCATCTAACCTTCTCTGTAAATCATTCATTTTTCTATCACTTTCGCTGTCTGGTGCTGTAGGAAGATTATAACTTGGTCCACTTGATCCACTCGATCCACTATAACCACTTGAACCGCTTAAACTTCCATCTCCTCCATCTCCCCCATCTCCCCCATCTCCTCCCTGGTCGTGTATATCATCCATAATAGCTTGAATGTCTGGCAAATCTCCCGTGTCTGGTAATAAATCATATATGGATTTTAATGACTTCAATATCATCTGTATATCCGTAGTCCCTGTCCTCAAACCATTCATAATTTCTCCTGAAATATTATTAGACAAAGATATGATATATTGTTTATTAGGTAGTTTTTCTTTCATCCATCCAAATAATTCTGTAATTCTTCTATTTAAATTTTCATCCAACACATATTGTCCCGTAATCAAATGTCTCTCCATGGTCTGGACATCGTCGTCATCTGGAAGATCTCTTACAATTCCTGTAATTTTACCTCTTATGGCCTCTAATAAAACAATAACTTCTCTTCTGTTAAAATTAGGCAATTGTGATATAGTAGCCTGACCGAAAGTTTTCATTAAATCTGTTTCAAAAGTCTGTAATTCATATCTGTTAATAATTCCTTGTCCTGGTTTAGAATATCCACTATCCATAACGGATTTTACTGACGCTTTAGTATTATTGATAATGGCATAAGAATTATTAATAAATTCAACAAATGTATATATATCATTACTGTCTCCCTTTATTCCATATTTATATTTTTTAGCAACTTCTTTTACAAGCTCATTGGCGTTCTGGGCGAGAAAAATGACAAGCTTATTATCAATGTTTAATGGTGATTGAACCAAGGCTTGAATGAAATTACTGGCTGTTGTCTGGTCCATTATAGGCATTAGGTCTTTAATTAGTTCCTGTTTTAGTTTCTGTGTATCCAAAAGTTTTTCTGATGTCGATCTTGTATCTGGAAGCTGTGATATGGCTGGTAGTGTTCCATTAGCAACATATCCCTTTACGGCTTGATATACTTGTTCGTCTAAATTTATACGCTCTTGAAGATTTTTCATATATTCCGCCTTATACATCTCCTGGTCCGTAGAATATCTGTAAGGTTGTCCACTCATTATATCTATATATAATTAGTAATAAAAAAAAGTGTTTAATTAGTTTATTTATGAAGGATCGAATAGTCCATTGAAACATCCTTAAAGATGTGTAAATTTATAGCCGTTTCGAATTCTATTTTGATTTGTTCTTCTGTCATCGTTTTCATAATTTCATCCATAGTCTCCATAAGTTTAATTTTAGTCTCTTGATTGAATGTAGATGGATTGTCTAATGGCTTTTTTCCAATTTTAGTAAGGGCATAACATTTTACCTGTGTGATATATTCCTTTCTTATATCCTTTTCAATTTTTTCTGTTTTTTCAATTTCTAACAATACTTCTGGTTTAATAGTCCCTTCCAATAAAGATTTCTCAAATTCATTAGGCTCGGTATATATTACCTCAACATAGTCCTTTTTAACTCCTGTTTCTTTTATCTCAGTCATAGTATATATAGATTATAAAAATATTTTCTTAAGTTATTTATTTAACGGCACGATTCGTATTTAATGTCGGGTTCAGTAAGTCTATATAATATTGTTCTCTTTCTTTTCCTAATTCTGTCTGTTCTATAATTTCCATTTTAAAAGCGTCCCACCCCCCATTGTTCCTTATGAATACGTATAACTTAGTCCAATATCTTTTACCGCATTTATTTCTAACATTCTTCTTGTGATGGCTCTTTCTGGATGAAATCTTATTAGTCGATCCAATGTAAAAATCTAAAATTTCTGGATTTATCGATGATATTTTATAAATTGTTAAAGTCATTTGTATTCCTTAATCATTCTTAGTAATATAGCTTTAATTAACTTCTGTGGTATAGAATATCTTTCCTCTATAGTTTTCAAATCAACAACACTTACTGTTTCATTAGGGCACGGTTTAGGTTCTTCTAATTTTAGGTTTCCTGGCACGTTATTAAAAAAGTCTGTCAGTTTTCTTTTAATATCTCCATATAAACAATAACAAGTAGTGTCTATTTGTAATTTCTTAATTTTCTTATCGTTTCTCATCATTCCTTTAGGATTTTCAATAACATAAAGTAAGTCTGGATTTAGTTTTTTATAATAGTCAATTATGTCTAAAGTTCTGTAAAGTATATCGGTTCCGTTTTTAGCTCTTTTACTATATGGTGTGGATGTTTTAGGATTTCTCTCTTTCAACGGATAAGCAAGTGGTGAATAAGTATTACAAGGTGGTGAAGCCCAAATTAGATCGATTTTTTCTTTAAAAGAATGTTTATAATCCCAATCCAATATGTCAGTCAATATATCGGGCTCATACTTTTCTTCAAAATCTAATGATATAACTCTCATACCTAATTTATTCGCCATTTTACCAACACTTCCTGTTCCTTTAAATAATTCTAATATTGTTAGGGGTCTTACGCTCTTTATGGATCCGCCCGTTAGTTTTTTTTCATAGCACGTATTTTCGCCATATGATCTTTAGCTTCTTGACTTCCTTTAGTAAATTTCTTAGTAGTTATACCCATACCCAATGTCTTTTTAGCCCTTTCAATAATACCTTCTCCCGTAGATGAATGAACCCCTTTAGCGTTATGACTGTCGATGTCTATATGTATCCCGCCCCCAACTATATGTGCCATTATACTATCCAATACTCCTGTCCCATGAACGGCTCTTAGGTCTCTAATGTCTTCCGCAACTTGTTTTATCTTATCTAACATAAGGTCTTCTCTTTCTTCCTTTTTAATATCAATAGGATCTTTCTCTTTATATCCAATGATAGCCTGTATTCCACTTGTTCCAAACGGTCTCGTTACAAAATGAAATCCCTTACTCTCCATATAACTCGGGCTCACTTGTCTAAATCTTAAATGTTCTTCTTTTTCATCAACATCGTCATTCTTGTATCCGTTTTTAGATAACCAAGCCTTAGCCTTCTTAACAGTCCATTTAGGTCTTTTAAATAACATAGACTGTATCTTTCCTTCTTTACCAATAGGTCCTTTAGCAGTGTGATGTGGTGTAATCATTCTATAACAGTTATATAGTCTCATAATCTTAATCGTATTATTTGATATGTGTTTCACGATTTCATTTTGTGTTTTATGATTTTATTTTTTTTTACTTTACTGTATATAATAATAAATCCCTAAATAGTATTAATATATTCTATAACCTATATTATTATTACTCTATTACTTACTCTATTACTCTTTTACTTACTCTATTAGAAAAAAGAGTAGAATATATTTAATAACTTAGTAGAAAATGAAGGTCATTGATTTATAGATAAGTTATGAAATATATTTTACTCCTTTTCATAAAAAATAGAGTAATAGAGTAATAGAGTAATCCATAAAACAGTAATCTTAAGGGGTTTATTTTTAAAACAGTAGTGTAAGTAAGAAAGTATAGTCAATTAGGGTCAAAACGGGTCAATACGATATGTGTTTCACGATTTTATTTTGTGTTTTATAATTTTATTTATTTTACTCTATTTATTTTATTATAAAAAATGAGTTAAAGAAATAGCCTTACATAAAATATATAAATGAATAAATATTGTTGTATAAGATGTGGAAAGAATTTAAAACAGAAATCTAATTTTGATAGACATAGACTAAGAACTAAATTATGTAAGTCAATAGAAGAACAAGAAATAATGAGAAAAAATATGGAAGACAATGAAAAAATAGCCCTTATCAATGAAGTAAAGGATCTAAGAACCATAAAAGGATTACAAGAAAAAATAATAGAACAAGATATAGAAATAAAAAAACTAAAAGAAGAAAATGAAAAATTACGAAACACGAAAAATATTAAGAAAACTTTAACACCTATAGAACTAAAGGAAGATACTGAAAGA